CCTGAAAAATCCCCCGGTGGGGCTTTTGTCCAATCTTTCCGGTTGAAACTAATCCGGAAGTCTTAGGAAGGGAGTTGAAAGCATGCCAAGGCGAGACGAAGTCGACCCAGAGGAACCCCAAAGGCGTCGTAGGCCTGCCACAACTCCTGAGGGAAGAGAGAACCAGCTCATAGCACTCGCTGTAGACCTCGCCGAGAAGCGTTTGATGGCTGGTACGGCATCCGCGGCCGAAGTTGTGCACCTTTTGAAACTCGGTTCGAGCCGAGAGAAGCTCGAGCAAGAGAAATTTCAGCTCGAGAACGAACTGACGAAGGTGAAGATCGAAGCTTTGGCTTCTGCCAAGCGGATGGAGGAACTTTACGCCGACGCAATCGACGCCATGAAGAAGTATCAAGGTGTGGACACTGGTCCAGAGGAGGAATCCTATGAAGACTAGGTCCTACACAGAGTTGAGTCGGCTCAGCACATTTTCTGAGAGGTTCCAGTACCTCACCTTGCGTGGTCAGGTCGGCGACATCACCTTCGGGTCTGACCGCTGGCTAAATCAGGCGTTCTACACGTCCACGCAATGGCGGAGTATTCGTAGTGCGGTGATCGCGCGAGACGAAGGGTGCGATCTGGGGATTGAGGGCTACGAGATCCACAAGGGGCTGTACATCCATCACATGAATCCGATCACGGTCGACGATCTGAGACATGGGAACGAAGACATCCTCGATCCGGAGTACTTGATCGTCGTCACACACAAGACTCACAACGCAATCCACTACGGTGACCCGAACCAGGTGCCGCGACAACTCACAGTTCGAACGTCAGGAGACACGAAACTATGGTAACCGACGCAAAGGATCCGGGTAACTCACCGCCGGAGGAGTGGACCGCGGAACTAGACGAAGAAGCCATGCAGAAGGTTCGAGATCTGCTGGCTGAGCAGCGTGCAACCCGGCACAACCCTCCCGAGGAGGATGAGACCGATGACGGTAGTTCCACCGCCGGTGATTGAGTCCGAGATGGCCGACTGGGTTCTTCTGGGCGGCGGTAACTCGGGCATCGTCGGTGACGCGAACCATACGTACGGCTTCCACTGTTCGGCCGAGGACATCAGCGCTGACGACTACTCGCGCTGGCGTGATCCGAATGGCTCGGACGGTCCGTACGTCGACTGGAGCTACGCGTGCGCGGGTGACTTCTCCCACAAGAACGATCCCACTCTTCGCGCCATGCACGCCAACGTTCTCGGTCGGCTGATGGCAGGCGAGATGCCCATGATCTGCGAGTTCATCGGCAAGCCATGGGCCGATCAGCCGGTTCTGTACTGGGCTCGCTGGAACGGGATCGACACGTTGCAGAAGTACACCGGATCGGGCCACGACACGTGGTCGCACATTTCCTGGTACCGGTCTCGAGTCAACGAGCGGGCCAATCTTTGGACAGGAGGAGACATGACTCCAGAGGAACGCGCAGTTCTGGCTCAGGAGACCGCGGCCGAGGTGTGGAAGCTGATCTGGCACAGCGCCGAGTTCACGAACCCGAACAACTTCCAGATGGGCTACATGATGTTCGCGATCAACGCGTGGCTGTCCGAGCCTCCGCTTCGTGACACGTTGGCGGCCGTGCAGGAGCAGGTCAAGAAGCTCCAGGAGTCCGTCGACGCTCTGGCGCCCGGACCCGGCGGCATTCCAGACCACGAGCACGTTCCCGGCGGGGTCATGCCGGTCTAGGGCATTTTCCCTGCTAGCCACCGAGGGAGGTGGTCCAAGTGGCACTGGAAACCAGTATTCTCACAAGCATCAAGAAGAACCTGAACATCGAGGAGAGTGACACCGACTTCGATCAGGATATTCTGATGCACATCAACTCAGTCTTCACAACGCTCGCCGACGTGGGTGTTGGTGATGCGACGGGTTTCATGATCGAGGACAACACTGCTGAGTGGGATGATTTCCTCGCCGCTGACCCACGACTGAACTCGGTCAAGACGTACATCTACCTTCGTGTGCGTCTGCTGTTCGATCCGCCTCAGACTTCATATCTCGTGGACGCTCTCACCAAGCAAGCCGAGGAGATTCTGTGGCGGTTGAACGTTCTCAAGGAAGCAACCATCTGGACCGACCCGACTCCGGAGGAAGAGGTGTAACCATGATCGAGGACCGCGACGTCCTTGCCCACTTCGGGGTCAAGGGCATGCGCTGGGGCGTTCGTAAGGGCGTAGGCGCAGCGGCCGGAAAGGTCGCCGCTCGTCGATCCGCCAAGAACGCGCATCAGTCCGAGGACGCCCAGGCCGCCGGTGCCGCTTCTTCCAAGCTGAAGAAGACCGGCATCAAGTCGCTGACCAACAAGGAGATCAAGACCCTGAACGAGCGTATGCAGCTCGAGCAGAGTCTGCGCAACCTCCAGGCGAACCAGCCCAACACCTTCCGTCGGGGTCACTCGGTCGTGAAGGAGATTGTCGGCGTCGGTCAGACCGCCGTCGGTGTGTTCAACCTGGCTAACAGTCCGTTGGCCAAAGCCGGCCTGGCCATCGTCAAGGCCAAGTAGACAAGGAGACCATCGTGGTGGATGTGCAGCAGTTCAACGTGACCAAGGCGGCGGCCGACGCGGAGAAGCACACGGGCGACTGGGTCAGCAAGCCGGCCATCCCGGCCAGCACCGTCGCGGCCACCAACACGGCCGACTACGGCATGCTCGTCGAGGTCACCGCGGGAACCGTGACGGTGGTCAAGGTCGACGACGTCACAGTGGGCGCGCGCGTGGCCGGCTCGTTCTACGTGCCTTCGGGCTCGACGATCAAGCTGACCTACTCGGTCGCGCCGACCTGGCAGTGGTTCGCCGCTCCGTAAGCTAGAGGGGAGGGTTGGCAATGGCGTTATCGAACACGGCGACTCCGATCTACTACGGTCAGTTTCGTGAGGCGGTGCTTCGTGGAGAGATCCCCGTAAACCGCGAGATCGCTCAGGAGATGAACCGGATCGATGCGCTGATTGCCAACCCGAACATCTACTACGACGATCAAGCGATCAACGGCTTCATCCTCTACTGCGAGAACGAGCTCACGCTGACGGACGGAAGCGACTTGCGTCTGCTGCCAACCTTCAAGTTGTGGGCCGAACAGATTTTTGGTTGGTACTACTTCGTCGAGAGACAGGTCTACCAGCCGTCGAAGGGCAACCGCGGTGGGCGGTACGTCACCAAGATCATCAAGAAGCGCCTCACCACAAAGCAGTACTTGATCGTTGCGCGAGGCGCAGCTAAGTCAATGTACGCCGAGTGCCTGCAGAGCTTCTTCCTGAACGTGGACACGTCAACCACCCACCAGATCACGACCGCTCCGACGATGAAGCAGGCCGACGAAGTCATGTCGCCCTTCCGGACGGCCATTACCCGGGCCCGAGGACCGCTGTTCCAGTTCCTAACCGAGGGTAGCCTGCAGAACACTACAGGTAATAGGGCGTTGCGGCAGAAGCTGGTGTCCACCAAGAAGGGCATCGAGAACTTCCTGACCGGTTCCCTCCTCGAGGTACGGCCTATGTCGATTGCCAAGCTCCAAGGGCTACGGCCCAAGGTAGCCACCATCGATGAATGGCTGTCTGGCGACTTAAGAGAGGATGTCATTGGAGCTGTAGAGCAAGGAGCTTCAAAGCTTGATGACTACTTGATTGTTGCTATTAGTTCTGAAGGAACAGTTCGGAACGGTTCCGGCGACACAATCAAAATGGAACTCGCAGACATCCTTCGTGGTGAGTACATCGCGCCGCACATCTCGATCTGGCACTACAAGCTCGACGAGATCGAGGAAGTAGGCGACCCAGCGATGTGGGTGAAGGCGCAGCCCAACCTCGGGCTCACCGTTTCCTACGAAACGTACCAGCTGGATGTCGAGAGAGCCGAGAAAGCACCTGCGTCCCGAAACGACATCCTCGCGAAGCGGTTTGGGATTCCAATGGAGGGCTACACGTACTTCTTCACGTACGAAGAGACCCTCCCGCACAAGACACGCTCTTTCTGGGAGTTGCCGTGTTCGCTCGGAGCTGACTTGTCGCAAGGCGACGACTTCTGTGCGTTCACTTTCATCTTCCCGCTCTCTCGAGGCCGCTTTGGCGTCAAGACTCGGAGTTACATCTCGTCGCTGACATTGATGAAGCTTCCTGGGGCGATGCGACAGAAGTACGAAGAGTTCATTCGAGAGGGAAGTCTTCATGTCCTTGATGGTCAGATCCTGGACATGATGCAAGTGTACGACGACCTCGACGCGTTCATCGAGCGTGAGCACTACGATGTTCGGTGCTTTGGTTTCGACCCTTACAACGCGAAAGAGTTCGTTCAGCGGTGGGAACTTGAGAACGGATCGTTCGGCATCGAGAAGGTGATTCAGGGCGCGAGGACCGAGTCGGTTCCTCTCGGCGAGTTGAAGATCCTGGCCGAAGAGCGTCTTCTCATTTTCGACCAAGTGCTGATGTCGTTCGCCATGGGCAACGCCATCACGATGGAAGACACGAACGGAAACCGGAAACTCCTCAAGAAGCGGTATGACGAGAAGATCGACAACGTCTCCGCTCTTCTGGACGCCTGGGTCGCCTACAAAGTCAACAAGGAGGCGTTCGAGTGAGATATTTTGGAGATGAGAAGCTTTCCCTTGAAGACGCGATCGTGCACTTCGGCGTCAAGGGGATGCGTTGGGGAGTCCGAAGGGATCCTCGCAACGTTGCTTTCCGTAAGCAGCGTAGGGCGGATCGAAACGCCACCATCGACGCTGCACGGAAGCGTATCAAGTCAGGACAGGCCGGCAAGGAGCTGAAGGGCGCTCGACGGAAGTTCAAGACCGAGAAGAACACCCTCGGCAAGAGCGAAGCCCGTCACAACCTTCGCGTCGCGCGCGAAAAGTTCAAGGACGAGAGGGCAACGGCTAACATGGCCAAGTCGGGCAAGGAGACCGTTGCGGTCGTTCTTCTGACCGCCGGCTCTGTTGCGTTGCGAGTCTTGGCTAGTCGCAGGTAACCCTCCCTAACTACTCCTTAGGAAGGGAGGTGACACATGGGATTTCTTGACCGCTTCCGGCAACTGAAGCACGCTTGGAACGTATTCACGAACCAGACTCTCGAGGATCGGGTCGGACCCACCGCTACTGGTGGTGGAATGACTTTCGTCCGTCCTGATCGCCCAAGGCTTGGCTACTCCAACGAACGATCCATTCTCTCCTCAATTCTGACGCGGCTTGCTGTTGATGCCTCTGGGCTACTCATCAAGCACGTTCGGGTTGACGAGAATGGTCGATATTTGGAGGACATCAAGAGTGGTACGAACGATTGCCTGACCATCGAAGCCAACATGGACCAGGCAGCAAGGCAGTTCCGAATGGACGTCGTTCTGACGATGTTCGGGAACGGTACTTGTGCGATCGTGCCGGTCGATACGACGCTGAACCCGAATGTCTCGGGCTCCTACGACATCAAGACGATGCGAGTAGGGGCAATCAAGAGCTGGTCCAACACGCAAGTGCTGGTCAGTCTCTACAACGAGAAGAAGGGGTTCCGAGAAGACATCTGGGTCGACAAGAAGTTCACAGCAATCATCGAGAATCCGCTTTACGCGGTGATGAACGAACCCAGTTCGACTCTGCAGCGTCTGATCCGGAAGCTGAACCTCCTCGACGCGATCGACGAGCAGTCTGGATCGGGGAAGTTGGACATCATCATCCAGCTGCCCTACATCATCAAGTCCGACACCAAGCGGCAGCAGGCCGACCAGCGTCGTCAAGACCTGGAAGCCCAGTTGCAAGGTAGTAAGTACGGTGTCGCCTACATCGACGGCACCGAAAAGGTCATCCAGCTCAATCGACCTGCCGAGAACAACCTGCTGAAGCAGATCGAGTTCCTTACCGAGATGCTCTACAGCCAGCTGGGTCTCACCACCGAGGTCATGAACGGCACGGCCGACGAGAAGACGATGCTCAACTACCTCTTCCGGACGATCGAGCCAATCGTGCAGGCCTACACCGAGGCCATGATCCGTGCCTTCCTCACCCGGACGGCCCGTACTCAAGGTCAGTCCTTCTTGTACTTCCGTGACCCGTTCAAGCTCGTACCTATCAGCCAGGTAGCCGAGATCGTGGACGTGTTCATCCGGAACCAGGTGGCTACGGCCAACGACATGCGGCAGGCCATCGGCTGGAAGCCGTCCAACGATCCAAAGGCCGACGAGTTGAACAATCCGAACATGCCGGCCGAACAACCACCAGCTCCGTCGGAGCCGACTCAATCGACAACAACGAATTAGGAGGGAGACAGTCAAAATGGCAGTTGACAACGCCGATTTCAGCGGCTATGCCACGAAGGCTGGGCTCAAGTGCTCCGACGGCCGAACCATCACTCCTCAGGCCTTCCAGCACATGGACGGCAAGAGGGTCCCGCTGGTCTGGCAGCACGGACACGGAGATCCGAACAACGTTCTCGGCCACGCGATCCTGAAGGCTCTCAAGGACGGCGTCTACGCCTACGGGTACTTCAACACCACCCCGTGGGGCAACCAGGCGAAGGCTCTGGTCGCTCACGGCGACATCGAGTCCCTTTCCATCTGGGCGAACCAGCTGGTGCAGAAGCAGTTCAACGTACTGCACGGTCAGATCAAGGAAGTCAGCCTGGTTCTCTCGGGTGCCAATCCCGGGGCGAAGATCGAGAACGTGTCGATCCGCCACGGCGACGGCGACTTCGAGGAGCTCGAGGACGAGGTCCAGATCTGGTCCGGCGAGGCGATCAAGCACGAACTCACCGTTGAGGATGACGATGAGGCCGATGGCGACGAGTCCGACGATGACGACGAGGACGACGAGTCCGACGAGAGCGTCGAGCACGCCGATGGCGACACTGTTCAGAGCGTTTACGACGCGATGACGCCGGATCAGAAGAACGTCGTTCACTTCCTGGTCGGCGCCGCCGTCGACGCCTGGAAGAGCGGCAGCATGGCTCAATCGGACACCTCCGACGACGCCGACGACAACGACGAGGATGGCCTCGCCCACCAGGAAGGAAACGACACCGTGAAGCACAACGTCTTCGACCAGACCGACGCCGGCAAGGGCCCGGCCGATCGCCCCCGTCGGTACCTCTCGCACGACGACATGCGGTCCATCATCGACTCCGTCGGGAACTACGGCGGCTCGCTGAAGCGTGCGGTGGGGGCGTGGGCCGAGTCCCACCTCGAGCACGGCATCAACGACATCGACACCCTGTTCCCGGAGGCGCGGAACCTCGACGCCACCCCCGAGTGGAACAAGCGCCGGACCGAGTGGGTCGCCGGCGTGCTGGACGGCTGCGCCAAGACGCCGTTCTCGCGCATCAAGTCCCGCCAGGCGGATCTGACCCAGGAAGAGGCCCGAGCCAAGGGCTACATCAAGGGCAACCTGAAGAAGGAAGAGTGGTTCGGGCTCATGTCCCGGACGACCGGCCCGACCACCGTCTACAAGAAGCAGAAGCTGGACCGGGACGATGTCCTGGACATCACCGACTTCGACGTCGTCGCCTGGATGAAGGGCGAGATGCGGATCATGCTCGAGGAGGAAATCGCGCGCGCGATCCTCGTCGGTGATGGCCGCGAGGTGGACGACGAGGACAAGGTCAAGGACCCGGCGGCCGCGGCTTCGGGCGACGGCATCCGTTCCATCATCAACGACGACGATCTGTACGCGCCGACGTTCAACGTCAACCTGGACGACGCCAACTCGACCTACATGGAGCTGATCGAGGCCATCCTGCGGGCCCGCCGCCTGTACAAGGGCACCGGCACCCCGGCGATGTACACCACGGCCGCGGTCGTGTCCGAGCTGCTGCTCCTGCGTGACGCCAACGATCGTCGCTTCTTCCGGTCGCTCGACGAGCTGGCCGCCGAGATGCGGGTGTCGAAGATCGTCGAGGTCGAGGTCATGGAGGCCTCGGAGTACGACGACATCGTCGCGATCCTGGTCAACCTGGCCGACTACAACCTGGGCACGGACAAGGGTGGCGAGGTCAACCTGTTCGACGACTTCGACATCGACTACAACCAGCTCAAGTACCTGATCGAGACCCGGCTCTCGGGCGCCCTGACCAAGATCCTCTCGGCCCAGGTGTTCCGCAAGACCGGTTCCGCCGTCACCCTGGTCACCCCGGACGTGCCGACCCAGAGCGACGACGAGGTCACGATCACCAACACCACCGGCGTCACCTACAAGGTCTCGGCCTTCGAGGGCGTCGTCACCTACAACGGCAGCCAGGTCGCCGTGGACACCACGGTCACCGCGTCCTTCCCGATCGTGCTGGCGGACGGCACCAGCGTCACGGTCGAGGCCACCCCGGCTTCGGCGTCGTACGCCCTGAACAACAACGTCGAGGACGAGTGGACCTTCACCTTCGAGGCGTAGTCTGGAGCGCAGATGGCAAGGTTCCGCGGCAAGATCGGCTACGGGATCGCTACCGAGTCTGCTAACGGTGTTTGGGAGGACGTCATAACAGAACGCACATATTCTGGAGACGTCTTCCGAAACACCCGGCAGCTGACCGAGGCAGAATCGAAAGTGAATGCCGATATTAAGGTCAGTAACTTGATTAGCGTTGTCGCAGACGCTTATGCCGGCGAGCATTTCTTTGCCATTCGCTACATCAGATGGGCGGGGGCTCTGTGGACGGTAACAGACGTCGAAGTACAGAGCCCTCGCCTCCTGTTGCGGTTGGGGGGTGTTTACAATGGGCCGACCGCGGACTGATCTGCAGGCCATTTTCGAGACGATTCTCGGAAACACCAATGCGTATTACCAGCCCCCACCAACCTTGCAGATGGCTTATCCGTGCATCGTGTACGATCCTGATCGCATGGACAGTGAGTTCGCCGACAACAGCCCGTATGTCTTGACGAGGCGATATTTGGTGACGACCATTAGTCGGGATCCTGATAGTAGTCTCCCGATGCAAGTGGCTTCGTTGCCGATGTGCCTGATGAATCGAGCATATCGTGCAAACAACCTCAACCACCACGTGTTCATTCTCTATTTCTGAGAGGAAACCATGACTACCCTTGCTTGGGACCAAACCGGTGAGCACTTCTACCAGACCGGTGTGGACCGCGGCGTTCTGTACCTCGCCACCGATGGTGTGTACGACAGTGGCGTGGCCTGGAACGGCCTGACCACGGTCACCGACGCTCCGACGGGCGCGGAGGCCACCGCGTTCTACGCGGACAACATCAAGTACCTCAGCCTCATGTCGATCGAGGAGTGGAAGGGCACCATCGAGGCCTTCACCTACCCCGACGAGTTCTGCGAGTGCGACGGCTCCGCTCAGCCGGAGACCGGCGTCTACGTGGGTCAGCAGCCACGACGAGCGTTCGGCTTCTCGTGGCGTACCCGCCTGGGCAACGACACGGAGGGCGAGGAGCTCGGCTACAAGATCCACATGGTGTGGGGTGCCAAGGCGTCCCCGTCCGAGAAGGCCTACGCGACGATCAGCGACTCGCCCGAGCCGCTGAACTTCAGCTGGGAAGCGTGGACGATCCCGGTCGGCTTCGACCCCGACGGCGACTACGCGGATCTGAAGCCCACTTCGTACCTGTGCATCGACTCGACCAAGGTGGCTTCGGCCGACCTGGCGGAGCTGGAGGACTTCCTCTACGGCACCGTCTCCGTCGACCCGGCTCTGCCGACGCCCGACGAGGTTCTGGCGGTCTTCGCTGGGGCCCTGACGGTCGCCACGCCGGCCACGCCGACCTACGACTCGGGTACGGACATCGTCACCATCCCGGGTACGACCGGCGTGCAGTACTACATCCCGGGTGTGGGCGACGTGCCGGCCGGTGCCTACGGCCCGATCGCTGCCGACACCTACGTCAAGGCCCGGCCGAAGGCCACCTACAAGTTCCCCGACCCGGTGATCAACGCCTGGCTGTTCACCTTCGCCTAGTCCAACCCTGCTCTGACTGAAAGGAGGCCAGAGAATGCTTCGGCTTACTGTTGTAACAGAAGAAGGTTTCGACGACGAAAGCCAAAGGTTCGTTCCAGCAGCGACTTTTGACTTGGAGCTGGAGCATTCTCTGGTCTCACTGTCAAAATGGGAGTCCAGATTCGAGAAGCCTTTCCTGACGTCGAAAGACAAATCTCCGGAAGAGCTTCTCGCCTACCTGGAGATGATGTGTCTCACTACGGAAATTCCCCCGGAGGTTTTCCCGAAGTTCTCTCGGGACAATTTGGACGAACTAAACAAGTACATCAACTCGAGGCAAACCGCGACTTGGTTCAACGATAAGGATCAGCGGCCTAGTCGAGACGTGATTACGTCTGAGTTGATCTACTATTGGATGGTTGCGTTCAACATTCCATTCGAGTGTCAGTTCTGGCACTTGAATCGTCTCCTCACCCTCATCAAGGTGTGTAACATCAAGAACACGCCACCTCAGAAGGGCCGGAGAATGAACAGAGCAGAGGCGATGAGCCGCCAGAACAGTTTGAACGCCCAACGTAGAGCGGCAGCGAAGTCACGAGGCTGAGAGGAGGTCCGACATGGCGAAACTAACCTGGAGTGATCCGGGAGAACACTTCTTTGAGATTGGTGTTGACAGAGGCGTTCTCTACGTCGATGACGACCCAGGCGTCGCCTGGAACGGTCTGATCTCCGTGGACGAGAGCCCCACTGGAGGCGACCCGACGCCCTACTACCTCGACGGTCTCATGTTCCTCATGGTGCCCACGGCGGAGTGGTTTGAGGCCACCATCACCGCCTTCAATCGTCCTGCGGAGTTCGCCCCATGCGACGGAACTTCGACGGGTGTTAACGGCATGCGAGTCACGGCCCAGAGGCGTCGTCCGTTCGGGTTGTCCTACCGCACCAAGATCGGCAACGACCAGGACGGGGTGGATCACGGATATTTGATCCACCTGATCTACAACGCCATGGTTGGTCCCTCCACAAGGAACCATGCGTCGATGAGCGCTGACGTGAACCCGACACCATATTCGTGGCCGGTCAAGGCTAAGCCTGCGTCAGTTCCGGGCTACAAGCCGACCGCGCATCTCATCATCGACTCGCTGACGACGCCGCCAGACATCCTGGCCGACTTGGAAGACGTCCTCTATGGTTCAGACTTGGTTCCGGCCAGTCTTCCGACGCCTGAGGAAGTATTCGAGCTGGGCTTTGGCATCATCGTCACTGACAACGGCGATGGCACGTTCACTGTCACTGGACCAGATTCCATGGTC